CTACTACTTAACACATAATTTATTTATTTTATATTTTATTATTATTATTAAGATGGTTTCAGAAGTTATTGTATTGCGAAATTCCCTCAATAGCGTGCGCAAAATACACGTTAGGGAATACAAAAGAAAAGGCACATACAAAGTATGTTGCTCAAAGACCCTTGGTCGGCGAGGACCTTGGTACGAGAGAGGTTATTATTCTTTACCAATTACCCCGTTTCCTCAAGAGGAAAGGCGGAAGCTTACGAACCGCCTAAAAAGTAAGCGAGATGAGGTAGCGCCTCCCCAAAGACGTATACCTCGAAGGTTTAAGTTCATGAAGAAACATTTTATGAACGCTATAGAAGATTATCTGGCATTCGAAAACCAGAGTCTTCTACCGGACTCAACGGACACAGTTAAGAAAATTCGGGACCTTCTAGATAAGATTAAGCCAACAAATTTGATTCCTCTCTTTTCAGAGTTCTGTAGGGCGTCTCACGCTCGCAGAGCAGCAGTACTGGTCAGTATTGCTGAACTACTCGGAGTTTACTGGAAAGGGATTGAAGATTACTCAAATTTGTTTTTCAAAGGCATTCTCTTACTCAGAGATTATTTTCCAAGTTTACTTGGATCAGCTGTTAAAACAGGCGATGAATTCGAAAACCAGTCCGTCACGATCAACGAGACTGGTTTTTGCCGGACAGTGATCGATTTCCTTAAAGACAGTTGTGGTGTGAAAGAAGCACTATTAAATGTTATTGCTAGCCCAGTCATAGTTCTTGTAGGCTTTGTTTCAATGCTCGGCTTAGGATCTGGCGTATTAACAGGTGATATGTACGGAGTTTTTGGGGCTCAAGTTGTCAAAGGTTTCAATATGCTTGGAACTTTAGCCAAATCTTGGAAAGAAGTTATAACTGGCCCTAACTCCCTCCTTACAACAATAATGTCTGCCGCTGGCGGAATTTTTGGATTCACGTGGGAAGATGCTCATTCAGAGAAGAGAAGATTGCTTATCACCAGGATTGAGAAGAAACTTGCATCTATGAAAGAGATAACAGACCAAGTTCGAATTCACATTCCTATGCTTTTAGGACAACCTGGATTCTTTCGTGGTCTCGAAAAAGAAATTAAAGAAATGGATGACATTTACGTTGACCTTGCAAAAAAAACTGAAAATTTAGGAAATGCACGTAGTCTGCTTGATAGATTACGTCAACAATTTGAAAAACTCGAAGGGTTACGTGAGTCATTACTCTCTTCCATAGCAGGAAAACAAGAACCCACTGTTATTTGGTTAGCTGGAGATCCTGGTGTCGGAAAGTCAACTATAGCTGGTAAGCTTATCCAAGCTCTTAGCGTCATTGAAAATCGACAGCTTCTCACCTACACACGCTCCATTGCTTCCGAATACTGGAGCGGTTATATCGGACAAGATGTCGTCGTTTACGACGATTTCGGCTCAGCCCAACAAGACAAAGATTCTCAAGAATTAATTCACATTTTTTCTCCATCAGCATGGCCCGTAAATATGGCCGCTCTTTCAGAAAAGAAAACCCTTTTTTGTAGTCGCTACGTCATTATATGTTCAAATCAAGTTGACATAGCACATTCAGCTACTATCACAACGCCTGTAGCACTACAGAGAAGGAGAGATTTACTATACAAATGTGAACTAAACCGACAATTCATAAAATTAGACGCCAATGGGGTTCCGTACACAAACCCCAACGTTGACCAAATTGATCACCAACCTGATTGTTCTCATGTCGAATTCCGACTTTTAGAGAGATGTGACCCTGGTCGTGGAGCACGAAGACAAATTGGCGTTGATCCGGACATTCCTACCATTGCACAAAAAATGTACGACATTCAAAAACAACGTTGCAGTGATTTTTATAAAACATGTGATGCTGCTCTCACTGCCTTCTCAAATCAAAGTTTAGAAGATGATCTTGATTCCAACATCGACATTGACCCCAACCTCTTTGCAGAATTAGAGGTCCGGGAGTCCAACGTTTTCTTACTTGTTGGACCTCCTGGGGTTGGAAAAACAACATTAGCACGCAGCGTCAAAGGTGCTATAATTCATGATGAGTTCTGTGATAGATTCGAAAGTATCAGAACAGCTATTCTCGAAATAGCTGATGCCGACGCACCTCCAACATTTTTGACTTGCAATGAAACTGATCTTAAAAAACTTAAAAAGAACTACGCAGAAGACCAATGGACTGCTTTTATGCGTAGATGCCATATAATTCAATATTACTGGAGAAGCAAATCATTTTTCAATGACTATGATCTGACCGATATAGCTAAAGGAGTTCCTCGAGCAGTTGCAATTGGCATGAAAATGCTAACACGTGGCTCAACCACATACAAATCAATTGGAGATCAACATGTCATCGAACTCCTCAAAAATGCCAAGAAAAAGGTAGTTCGTAGTTATGTTGATGTCCCTCGTGCCCATATAAAAGATGCAGAGTTTGTTTTGCAGATTAATTTAAAAGTACGAGAGCTCCTTTCCCACGAAATAAAGTTAACTGACATTTTTACAAAAGTTAAATTTTTGAAAGGCAATCCATCTGTTCATCTTCTTTCAAAAATATCAGAAATCAAAACGAAATATCCCAAAACAACTCAGCTCGAAGGATTTGTCAGCGCTCTCATTTCACTCAATAACACCCGAATAGACGCAACGGGTTTTCCCCGTACTACCATCCTCCACTGCGCTGATGAATCTGTTTGGGTTGTTCCAGTTGCAGGCAAGTTAGTCTTTGGATTACACCAAGCAGCCCAAGTTGTCAAGAAAGACGGTGAGTTCGTTTTCAAAGATACTGAAACTCCACTTACCGATAGCGATACTATAGCATTCTACAAAGCCCTTTCCGATTTCATGACTTTCGATATAGATGGTACACAAGCTCTTGCTTATGCAGCAATTGGAGCAACCATCCCACCATTAGGAAAGGCTTGGGAGATGTTAGATATTGGTCTCTTATGTCTTCAAATTGGCATTTCAGCCCTCAGCATTTATGCCCGCATAGGAGACACCGCAGAAGCTAAGCCAGATTTCTTTGGTCCAGAATCAGCAGATAGGAAAACAGTAGGAGAAAAACCCATCCCACATCCAAAACAAGGTCCTGTCATTCAAGAAGTAAAATGGAAAGAAAACCCAAACTGGATTACCGGAATGAATTGGGCAGACGCATTTGAGGAAGAAGCAGGAGGTGACCCTGGTGCTCGCTTAGTCGAAAGCGTCATTTTAAAAAACCTTGTTGAAATAATCTCACCTACAGGTAACGTTCTATGTTATGGTGTCGGAGTCCGCGATAGAAAGGTGCTTACAGTTGCACACGTTGGACATACCATAATGGTTAGGACTCGTAACAAAGGAGTCTTTTCATGTAAGCCGATCAAAGAAGATGCTTACCGTGATTTAATGCTCCTTGAGTTACCCCCGCAAGCTCAGATGTTTGCGGATATCACCTGCCATCTTCCTTCCAAAGACGAACAACATCTTAAACAAGGCACCACTTGTACCCTCCTCACAATAGACCCAAATCGTGAACTTGTGAGAGCTCAACCGGTAGAAATCGAACAACCCATGGTTATTCCTATCCAAGGCGCCCCTAGGAGGGGTGTCATTTACAAACAACTATCCGGAGTTACCCATTCTACTCCTCTCGGTACCCAAAAAGGTGATTGTGGTGGTCCCATCATTGCACATGATACTAAATGTAAGAACAAATTTATCGCGCTACATAGTGCGGGTAATACACACTTAGGTCTTGGAGCAATCGTTTATAAAGAATTTTTAGACGATTGTTTCGATAACGAATCGCGACCACTTCCTCCCATAGTTAGTCTAGACTACCAAGGAGTAGCCTTGACTGAAGAGAAGAAATGTACCGCAGAAGGTTGGGAATACATGACCAAAGTAGGACTTGCAGGTTATCTCGATAAGAAAAATGGAAATTTCTCACCCCTTTCTAATAAAAGCCGAGCTGTTCAGACTCAACTTTGGAAACTCCCATTCGAAGACATCCCAATTGAGGGGAACAAATATTTACCCTCAGTGCTCAGTCATAAAGATAAACGACTTAAGAAAGATCCTGATTATAGCCCATACGAATGGGCTCTCACAAGATATAGTCGACCCCAACCAAAAATTGATATACCTCTACTTGATCTTGCTGCACATGACATTGGTTCCCTTTTACTAAGGGAACTTAAGAAGAAAAGGAAATTCCTCAAAGTTCTTACAAAAAAAGAAGCCCTCAATGGCACGTCCACTCTTGATTCATCACATCCACTCC